TTAAAAATAATGTGTTGTAGAATGTCATATCACGTTGATGGTTAAGGCTCGAATCATCCTGGCTACACGTCTGCTGAGCACCAATGGTTCCCTTGTGTGTAATCTTACTCGTATCCGGGGTGGTTTCCTTCCACGCGAGAATATCGAGCAAGCAAAGCGGCATCTTGCAGACATTCAGGCTACACTAAAGGAGATTGAGATGAGTCTCAGTCCCGCTTCGCAGCAACCTTTAGTTCAAAGCCGTAGTCCGTTTCCACCATCTTCTCCTCTTGCCGCTTGACGATCTCAGCAAGGATCTCTTCGGCTCGCTGAGGCACTAGCTCATCCAAATAAGACTTCAGTTCCTTCTTTGACAACGACCACCCCTTCTTCCACTGATTAGGGCGCTTCACCGAAAAGGTCATTCCCGAGGTTGCAAGATTAATCTTGTCGGGAAGCTCCTCCCGAGTTGAAGCATACAGTGCGGCAAGATCCAGCTCAATTGTGCGGCGCTCATCGCGGAGCTCGTTGATGCGAACATTGATCTCGTTGATCTGACGCTGAACACCGGCGTAGGTTGACAGAATAGGCTTGAGGCTCTCCATTTGGTTTGTTCTTTCCTAGACTTAATAGTATCCGTTTTAGAACAAGGAATGTCTTGGTTGGATACTGAAGAGATTGAGCGGTTGCGCACCGTATACAACAAGGAACACCCGAAAGAAGACCCCGTGCCAAAAGGGACCCCTGAAGAAGTATGGACAAACATTCAGCACCGTCTGAACGACAAGTGTTCTACGGGATCGGCCGAGTGTATTGTTGCGTCTCTTATGCAGCGACCCAAAGCCCCGAAGGAGTGGACAGTGAAGCGAGATGAATGGCTGTCATCGGACGACATTGACAAGGTAGAGAAGAACTATACTAAGCTCTTTGCAAAGTACTACTATGTTGGGTCGATTCCAATTGACTTTGATCTCCAAAGCGAGACTCAGCAATGCCTCGTGAGTTCGTTGTGCAAGATGAAGTTGCCTGATCTGGCAAAGAAGGGTCACGAACAGATTGGTATTGTCTTCAATACAGACCCCCACGATGGGCCGGGTGAGCACTGGATCGCATTGTTTTGTGATGTCCGCTCCGATCTTGAGTATCCCCGCATTACCTATTTTGATTCGTATGCCCACGCACCCGAGAAGGAGATCAAGACGCTCATGCGGAGATGGAAAACGCAGTGGGACGCCACGGGCATTCACAAGAACCCAATGAAAATGACCTTCAACTCCACTCGCCATCAGTTCAAAGATTCAGAGTGTGGAATGTATTGCCTGTACTTTCACTATGCCTGTCTCACCGAGCTTCCAATGCAGGCACGAATTCCTGACGAGGTGATGAATGGATTTCGGCACATCTTGTTCACTGGTCCAAAAATAGAAGCTGACAAGAAGTAATGGAGCTTGCAATTGGCGCGGCACTCGTCGGCATCTTGGGATATACGATTTGGCAGGATGGAATTGACGCCGAGGACACTGCGGCAACGGGACGTAAGCGCCTCTGCGATTACTATGTCACGGGCGGTGTCTTTGAAGATCCCGTGTCCGTCCTTTCATCGGGTCGCCGTCTGTTAGAGGTTCATCTCTACGCAGACGAGAACGGGAAACCAATCGTAGCCAAGACTCCGTTGAACCTTGGATACGATTATACGGTAGACTATTGGACCTTTGATTCGGTCTGCACGGAACTCATTCAGGCTTGGCAGACCAGCTCAGATCCATTCATTCTCTCTATTGTGTCGCACACGACGAACGCTGTGACACTAAACAGGGCCGCACACTCTCTCAAGACCACGGTTCATCGTCATTTGACCAATCGGGTCACTGTAGAGACCCCGCTGGATGAACTGAAGCTTGCACTGATCCTTGTCTCCGATGTCCCACCGGGTAATGAGCTGGGTCAGCTTGTCAACTTGTCGTGGAACAACTCTACAGTACGCCGCCTTCTGTACAGTCAAGCCATGCACCCTCGGGATCAGACAGAGCTTGTGGCGTATAACCGCAATGCAATCTCTATCGTTGCTCCCGACCCTACTTTTGGCAAGGAAACACTGGACCCTCGCATTGCCGCCGCCTATGGCTGCCAATGGATGCTGTTTTCTGGATCAGGCGTCACCCCTGGGTTCGTTGAAAAGCCGGCGGGATTACAATAACTTCTCGTTCAATAAACAAAATGGCAAACAAGTGGCTCACTCACGTCAAGGCGACAATGAAGGCTCACAAGGGAAAGAGCTTCGGCGACGTGCTGAAGATGGCGAAGAAGACCTACAAGAAGGGCAAGATGTCGGGCGGCTCCGAGGGCGGTGTTATCGCGGCGGGCGGACCCACGGGCGCGTTCCCTGAGGCTGCCCCTGCGGGTGGTCGTCGCCGCTCTCGCCGTGGTCGCAAGAGCCGCCGCGGAACTCGCCGTGGTTAAAAACGGAAATCGTTTGAAGTAAATAATAGACCTTAGAGATGGATCCCCCTAAGACACGTCGCGAACTCAAGAAACCCGCCAAGGAGAAGAAGGCCGACGTCTACTCTGCACGACACGTTAGACTACAACTCCAGAACCAAGCAAACCCCAAGCCTAAGACGAAGTAGTCTTCCTCTTCCTACGATACGTGCGCCGACGCCGGCCACCCATCGTTTTACCCGTATATGTCGTTGAGTACATTGCCGTTTTTTTATCTTTATACATCACGGGCTCTCCGAGGGGTGAGAACTCTCCACCTCCCAACACAAGAATCTCACGGTCCCAGTTGAGCACGAATTCCAGATGCTCATTACGCTCTGCTCGTTCTTGTTCAATAATTTTGGAAATGACTATAGGATAGACCCCTCCCTCCATACTGCGCGCAAAGGAGACGGTGCTAAGCTGCAAGACTTTGGCGTTCTTGAGAGTGATCTCAAAAAGACAGCAATTATCTCCGGTAAATTGAAATGCAGAGCGAATATCCCATGAAACGGAAAAGAACTTTTTGTCTGCCATTCTGGGTGCAATTTCGCGATCGGCATCTTTTGCCGGCTGTACAAAGCTGCCTTTACCATGGCCACGGTAGGTAACTTTGCCATTGACAACCTTGCCATACTTTTCAATGATAGCAGGGATTGTCACTTTACATCCACTGCGGTTGTACTCTCTGAACCAGAGTGAATAGTTATGGGGACGCTGGTGGGATTTCATACCGAGCTTTTCGCCACCGGTCTTACAACCATCTAGAATGTACATAAACAACGCAGCCTCTTCCTCCGGTTCCAGCACGAGGCTCATTGTTCAATTGAAAGATTAGGTTTTAAGTAGCTGGCCATGAACAATCCTGAACGTGCGCCGATGATCACGGTCCTTTGTGCGACCTCCGGCTGTCTTCCGACACGTTTTTCCATGATACGTCTTTTTAGAGCAGCCGCTCTTGAAATACGCAAGATGGTGTGCCCATCCCTTGAACGACCGAATATAGACTTTTGCCTTCTTTGACAAGGCTCTCAGCAATCCGTACATCCACTTCATATACGCTTTGCGGGACTTCAGTTCGGGTTCGTGAGCTGTTATGTAGTTTGCATAGACTACTCGAAGTTCAGGAAACGGATAGGCGTGATGAAGGGCATGCAAAAATGTACGTTGTGTCGCCATCTGTTCAGGTTCGGGGTCATCCGGATAATTGGCCGCAATGGATCCCAAAAAATCAGCGCCAGGTACCGCGTTCGGCTTCAACGACATATAGTGCGCCTTCACGGCTTCAAATGCAGGATCGGGTCCGGGATCCACCACCGCCGGGTCCTCCTTGCACTGAGTCCGCAACTTGTTGTTCACCATGTTGTGAATCTCGTACAGCCATCTACCAGGGTCGCCTCGGAGGCTGCCGGAACCCGAAGGGTGGAGCGGGTGTTGATGGACAAACTCCGTGGTTGACGCACGGCAGTATTTGCAAGGAAGAACATCTTTCATTTGATTCAGAACATCGTCGGGGTGCTTGGAGGTGAATGCAATCAAGTGAAATAACTGCCATGCGCTCGGCCCCCAGTACCGGGTGTCCATTGTATTGACGAAATAAAGTATACCCATCTTAATAAAAATGCTTGACACCCGCGATATCATCATCCTCACCGCAGCGTTCTACCTCGGAGGTGTTGTTGGAGAGTTCTTCAAGTCGCTGTCGGAGGACATCCTGACGCCGCTCCTCGCCCCCGCCGCCTCGGCCGGCAAGGGTGTCGGAAGCTTCACGGTGACGGTCGGTGGCGTCACGCTCCGTCTGGGTGAGGTGCTGGTCGCCTTCGTCAACCTCGTCGTCTCGTTTGTGCTGGTCGTCTTCACCATCGGCCTCCTCCGTACCTACGTGCTGACCCGCATCGGTGCTGCCCGTTAGACGGTAAAAAATAAGGATACAAGATAAATGTGGCCATTTGATTACTTCTTTGCTAAGCCCGCTCCGGCCGCCTCAGCCCCAGTCTCGGCTCCGGCTCCGG